CCAGCTTGCGCAGCGATGGGGGTTGCACCCTGACACGCTGATGCGCTGGCGCAAGGCAGGCAAAGGTCCGGCGTATTTCCGCACGCCAGGCTTCGTGCTCTACCCATTGGCCGGGGTGGAGCAATACGAACAGGCCAACACCGTTACCAACGAACAACCATGAGCTTCAAGCTGAACCTGAGCATTTTCAAGTCGACCAAGCCTGAAAGCAAGGTGGACTTCAGCGGGATGATGAACATCAAAGTGGAGGAGCTGGATGCGCTCTGCCGCTTTGTGATGAGCCAGACGCCAGACCAGTACGGCAGCGTCCAGTTGCCGATCAGCGGGTGGAAGAAGACCAGCCAGAAGGGACTGGCCTATGTGAGCGCCGTGGCGCAGCCTCCTCGCGACTGGGTGGACCCCGGTGATGCTGCGCAGAAGCTGGCTGCGGCCACTGATGGCGTGGTCGTCGACGTGAGCGACGACATGTTCTGAGCTACATCAGCTCCAGCTCGAGGCGGGCGATCTCATTGACTGCCTGCTGCAGAAGCTGCTGTTGGTAGCAAGCCTGCTTCAGGAGTGCTGCCGCCATAACGCCCGCATCCGGACTTGAGAGCAGGGTGCGGGCTTGTTTTTCGATCTCGAACTGCTGTTCTGGCGAAAGCTCCACCAGCATCCACTCACCGAAGCGCATTGTGCTAGACCAGTGGGGCACACCTGCATGATACCGATGCAATGCCAGCGCTGCTCCAGCTCGATGGTGAGGGCAGTAGCCACGAACAACAAGGAGCCGGGCGTGACCGTGCGGAAGCGGCAGTGTGCCGATTGCGGCCATGTGTGGTTCACGGTGGAGCTGCCCGTTAGCCCGGCGGTGGTCGGCTGGGGGCGGATCGATGCGAAGGGACAGAGCAAGCCGGTGCTGCGGGTGCCGGTGGAGATCGCGGTCGGCACTGAGGCCGTGTGAAGAACTGTCACACGGGGTTGGCATGTGCCCCGCCGATGGGGCATCATTAGTGCATCGGAGGGAAACACCTCCGCCGCTTTCCGAATCATGACCAAGCGCACTCGCCAGATCGCCTTCACTGCCAACCGCAAGGGACAGGCCATCGCTTACCGCTGGTGCCCCTACGGCCACCGTTGGTTCCGTACTGGTTATGAAGCCGCCAAGTTCGCTGTGGCTACTGGTGAAGCAATCGAAGTTCCTTATCTCAAGTGATCATGATCAACCGCATTAACAACGCCATCTGCCTGCTGGTCGTCGCTGCCGTGTTCGCCATGATCGGCATCGAGGCCGGCAACCAAGCAGGCGCTACGCACTCCGGCACGCAGTCCTACATCGAGGTGCGCAAGTGACCCCCCGCCGCTTCTACTTCACGATCAAGGCCGCCAACGTGGTCGAGTGCGTGCAAGCGCACAGCCTGACGGAGGCCAAACTGATCGCCGCCGATACATGGCTCCCATGGTGGAATCAGATCGAATGGCTCAATCCTGAATCTGTCACTGATCCGAATGTCTACATCTAGCTCTCCCATCGCCTTCCAATGGCGCACAGATCCTGAGGATCAGGGTGTCTACGGCGAGGGCATCAGCAGGCCGCGCCATGGTGCCCGTACTCGGGAGTACCGCCTGCTGGTCTATCCGAAAGGCGCGCGCCCGCTTACATGGATCACGCGCGCTGAATCGCAGAAGGATGCGATCCGCTATGCGCAGAACCGTTGGCCATCTGCTGCAGTGGAGGTGGCGTGAACAACGACGCGTCCCGCGCTCGCCTCTATAGCCTGCTCGAGGGCAGCAACACCTTTAAGGCTGGCCAAGCATCAGAGCGTGATCGCCTCCGCCTGCTGATCGACATTCGCATTGATCAGCTACGGGGCACCACTGGCATTAAGAACCGGGAGCAGCTCTGCGCTGAATTGTTGAACCTCCGTCAGTACCTCAACGAATGAAGCCGCACGAACTCGACCAGCGCCGCGCCGACATGATGGAGGCGCTCTACCAACGCAGCGGCCGCGACCAACTGCCATACGGTCATCCACTGCGCAGCACCTACACCGGCCTGTGGGATGAGTTCAGTCGCGACTTGGCCACCAATTTCCGCGACACCAGCTACCCCGAGCTGTTTGCCCGCGTGGTGCGCGCCATGGATGCCACCGAGTCGGTGATGGCCGAGAAGCAGGCGCAGCAGGCCATTGAGGTCTGCCGCCAGGTGCTGCTGGCGGACAAATGGCGATAGCCGCACGGATCCGAAACCGCACCCTGAATATCCGGGTGACGGACGAAGAAGTAGCAATGGCGCGGCAGATCGGCAACGGCAACGCCAGCCACGGCTACCGGCTCGCTATTCGTTGGATGGCCGACCGCTCGATCAGTGGCATCCCGCTCAGCACCATGTTGCGCGCTGCTGCTGAGATGGCGGCCGACCTTGAACGCACACCTAAGAGAGGAGCACCATCCCGTGGCTGATCTGGTCAACCATCCCCCGCACTACCAAGCCGGCGCTGTCGAGGCCATCGACTTCATCGAGTCGGTGATCAGCGATGCGCCGCACATGGTTCCGGCATATCTGCAAGGCCAGGCGCTCAAATACATGATCCGCATGTGGCTCAAGGGAAACGCGCTCGAGGATGCCCGTAAGGCGGAGTGGTATCTGAATCGACTCATTGCCAAGATGGAGTCATGCTCGAACATCTCCGCCTGAATTGGCTCGAGCGGCAAGCGCTGCAGATCCTGTGCCGCAGCGAGCGCATTGGCCTGCTGGTGGTCAAGCGCCACGGCTCTCGGATGGTCTTCGTGGTGCGGGATCAGACCGATCCCATTGACATTACGCAGACCGATGAGCCGCTGTCGATGCAGCTCGAGCGGCTGTATCACCAGCCGAGTTATGGAGAGGATGAGTGATCAGGTTGCACGCCGGCCGATTACTGCTGGTGTGCGACCGCACTGATCGGAGCTGGCACGCGCGCGTGATGCTCGGTCCGAAGGCTGAGCACCAGGTCGAGGTGGATACGGGCACCGTCCACCTACCGGATGCGCTGCTGCGTGCTGAGTCGGTTTTCCAGGCGGCGGTGGCCAGCATCAGACCGGAGACCGCCAGCGTGATGTGCTGGGACTGCATCCAGTGGGAGATGAGCACGCAGCGTTGCGATCTGCTGCTGCCTGAGAGCAAGCGAAGTGGCGGGCGCTACGCCGCGAGCTGCGACTTCTTCCAGCGAGCATTGCCGGCGGCAGACTGATAGAGGCCGCCAGGTCGCCGTGTCCAAGCGTGAGTTCAACACGCCAATCCGTGAGCCTTGGAATGTGCTCATCCATCAATCGTTGCAGGCAATCGACCGGCACAACATGCTGTGGATCAGCTCAGGCGATGGATGGCATCTCCAGCAGGCGCAGGTGCTGCGGAATTATGTGGCGGACCTAAAAACATGGATTCACCGAGAGGAGGCACGGCAATGTTCGGACCTGAAGTGATCAGCCGAGATGACCGCGAGGGCGGTTATATCGAGACGCTGCTGCCAGCGGAGAAGGGGGAGGTGTATTACCGGAGCTGCGTCGGCGGCGTGTGCCGGTATAGCTCGGACTTCTTCCAGGCGGAGATCTATCTCAATCAGATGCTGCGGCCATGAAGTACCCGCCGGTGGTGGTGTTCGGTCTGACGTGGCTAGGCGGCATGTTGCTCGCCACCATCTGGCTCACCGCGATCCGCTGAGTCGGCGGTGATCCACTGGACGATCGCCCACTCACCGAGCGCCGACCAGAACGGTTGGGCGCGATACCAGTCGACCCATGGCTTGTGGCCTTTCTGGCTGTTGCACATCAGGCAGCAGGAGACCAGGTTCTCGCGGACCGTCAGACCGCCGTGGACCTTCGGCACCACATGGTCGAGGGTGGGGCTACGGCCGAGGGGATCGTTGCAGTAGGCACATCTATACCCCCAGCGGAGGTGGATCTGATCACGGGCGGAGCGCCGGGTGACCAGGCGCGTCTCATCAATGTGGTGCTGATCCACTGAGATCGACCGGCAGGGGAACGGCGTGAACCTCTAGGTCGAGGATGTCGTCATCACTGGGGAGGAACTCAGCGATGTGGGCATAAATATCAGCCGGCAGCTCCTCGGGATCGGTTTCGGAGCGCACCACCAGCTTGGCGGTGATCTCGACGATGAACGCCCGCATGGGCAGTAGCCCCGGCTGGTTAAACGGTAGCGGGTGCGACCGGACCAGCCTGTGTGACAGTTTGTTAACGTGCCCTGCATCCGGGGCACTGTACCCTGCCGGCGGGGTATAGTTCACACATCAACGCACCGGACCAATGCTCTCCACCTTCACCGCCAAGCTGACCACCCTCGCCACCGCCGACCTCCTTGAGCTGATCCGTCAACTGATCGCCGAGGAAGTGTTCAACGCCTGCTTCGATGCTGCTCTGGATGAAGCCTGCAACCGTGACCCCGATCTGGCCTTCACTATTGAGGCCATGATGGCCTGACCACACCGGGGGCGCTACGGCGCCCCTATTCTCCTCCCATGACTTACCTCCTCCGCATCGGTCCGTGGCACATCGGACCGTTCGCCACTCACATCGCCGCGACCACCTTCGCCGAACAGCACGGCTGCGACGACTACACGATGATCCCGCTGGATGATCCAGCCGAAGCGCCCGGCATGATCCATCGTTTGCGGATGGCACCACTGCAGCATCCAATGAAAAAGCCCCAGCCGTCCCGCTGAGGCTCAGAGGATCTCCCGTCGAACGCTAGCCTTTGCTGCTGGTGACGCCCAGATCTGCGTTATATCTTCCAGTTTGCGCATAGCTCCGGTCCGGTCGACCGCTCACCAGCAGGAACTTCATTTGGCCAATGCGCAGGCCAGGCCAAATCGGCAGTGGATGCATCCGGCGACCATTCTTCAGCTCCATGGTCAGCCTGCTGCCATACCAACCTGGATCACACCATCCGGCCTCAGCGTGATCCCAGCCTTCGCGCGCTCGACTCGACTTGAGAACGAACTGCGCACCGACGTGATCGGGCAGGTTGAAGATCTCCCTGGTCTCCGCTAGGAACCACTCCCCCGGCTGAATCCAGAACGGATCTTCCTGCGTATGGCCGGTGATGCCAAGGATCTGCAGCTCAGGGTGGCCTGCCACCTCGATCATGATCCGATCGCCCAGCGTCACGTCCAAGCTCGCTGGGTTCAGGTGATCATCGATGTACGGCGTGACCATCGCCTCCTGCTTGCACAGGCGGCAGATCTCATGATCAGGTAGGAGCATCAGGTGTAGTCCCAGCGCCGGCGTTTGCCATCAGCGCGGCGGCCGAGATGGATGAAGGCCGGTGCAG